CCGATGGATGGTCGTGATTCGGTAAACTGTTTCCGTGTGTCTTTTTTCTTCTGCATATATCTTGTATTTGTTTTGTGTCCTTTGTTTGATAAATTGTTTGGCGTTCTTGATGGAGTTAAACACCGAATGTGTTGGAATCCCCGTGCGTTTTTCTATCTCCCTCATGCTATGCCCATACACAAAATGAAGTTCCAATAACATTTGGTCATAGTCACGGAGTTCATCAATTGCGTTCTTCACCTCACCCATCAAATCAGAATGTGCCATTTCAGCCATTTCGGGGCTTTCTACGGGAACAAAATGGTCTTGGTGTGGTATTGTGTTCTTTTGGCTTCGTTTGATGTCCATAAACGCATTGTGAAGCATCTTGAAAAGATAAATGGTGTTGATTGTTCCGTGGTGGTTTGTTAGCCGTGTGAAATTTCCTTCCGCCAATTGGATTTCCGCCAACTTCAAATACATTGATTGTACCATGTCATCCGATTCGTCACCCGTTGCCCCAAGGTATTTGGCAATTTTCAACCATTCGTTGTGCCTTTTCGCTATGGCTTCAAGTGTTACCAATGTATGATTCTATTTGTAATTTGAAATCGTCAAACGAATATACAACCACATAGGCGTAATTCATTGCAGTGACTAACTTTTCCCACTCCTTTTGGTGTGTGCTTTGCTTGTTTGGTTTAATTTTAAGTTCGATGAATAACCCGTGGTGTGTTTTGTTGGGTATGAACAACACAAGGTCGGCCACCCCTGGCAATACTCCTTCGGCTTTTAATCTTTGAGCCGTTCGCAAATCGCGTGATCCTCCGTTGGGAACATGAATCAAATGGTTTGCCCACTTGCGGTATGCCAACCGAAACCACTTCACGCAGTTGACTTGTAAACGGCTTTCAAGATGTTTCATTCCGCATCAAGGTACAATGACTTGGCTTTTGTGAAACCCGCATTGTATGCCATTTGTTGGTCCATTTGTTCTAATCGTTTCAGGTGGTGAATCACTTCGGGTCCTGGTACTGCATCGGGGTGGTGTTCTTCCAACCACTCAACGAATCTTTCTATTGGTGTTTTCATAATAAATTAAATCTAATTCCTGACAATCGTATAAATAATTTGCGTGTTGCTCATCGGTGATAATTAATCCTTCTTTGTGAACTGTGGTACACACTTCACAATTACAGACATTTTTTTCTCTGTAAATCCTTTTCCCTATTCGGTCAATGAACCATTGCTTATCGTGTACTTTAATCATCCGTAAACTTCGTTAAAGTATTCTTTGCCATCTTCAAAATCATCTCCCGTTTTGCGTGAATAGTGATAATTGTAATCACCATCATCAAACGCTTTGGCAATTTGTTCCTTCTCCATTTCTTTGGCTTGGTTCCAATCTGCAAGGGTTAAATCTCTTTCAAGTTCTATGGATTGCAACCACTCCACTGCCGTTTTATTGTCCATAGCCCAAATCCTTTTTAACCGATGATTGTCTGTCTTGGCGTTGGTTGTATTTCGCACCACGCAATTCGGGGTGTTCTTCTTGTGCCTTTCTTCGCATCCGTGTGATGGAATCACTCGATGTTAATTGCCCATCCGCTAAAATGCGTAAGAATTTTTGTGTTGGAAGATTCCCAGTTGAATAACCCTTGGCGTTCATTTCCAAACCCCAAATCCATGCAACCAATTGTTCGTCCGAATCTCTAAATGTGGGGTATTTAGTTAGCAACTCAATAACCACCGTTCTTGTTTCTTGTTTCATTTGTCCCTACAAATATAGTATTTTATTATTAAAATTGTATTGGCGGTAAACTTTCTTTGTACATCGTGTATTGTCCCTCGTATGTCGTTGGTATTGTTGCACATTCCCCGTTCCTATTTTTCGAGATAATCAATTCCGCATCTTCGATTTGTGGCTTTTCTTCTTCGTAATAAGCGGGGCGGAAAGGGAACATAACAACATCGGCATCTTGTTCAATCGCACCTGATTCACGAAGGTCTGACAACAACGGGCGTTTGTCTGCCCTATCTTCTGGCTTCCGTGACAACTGTGCCAATACAATAATTGTACACTTTAATTCCTTGGCCAATAATTTCAAACCGCGCGATATTTCTGCAACTTCTTGTTCACGGCTTTGCTTCGTTCCTTTCATGAGTTGCAAATAATCAATCACCAACAAATCAAGTCCTTTTCGTGCTTTGTGTAACCTTGCCTTTGATTTGATTTTTTCCAAATCACCAACGCGGTCATCATCAATAAAAAATTCAATTTCTTGATGGTTGGCAACATGGATGATTTTTTGAATTTCTTGTTTGGTTAAAACCCCGTTTCGCATTTTCCAATTTTCTAAATGCCCAATCAATGACACATATCTTTTTGCCAATTGCTCTGAACTCATTTCAAGGGAAATGAATAACGCCTTTCCACCTCGTTGTGCAAATTCCTTTGTAAGTGTTAAAGCAATTGCGGTTTTGCCCATTCCAGGTCTACCCGCCATTACAATCAAATCCCCATCATTGTAACCGCCCAAATACTTATCCAAGAATTTCCATCCCGTTTCCTTGCCAACCAATTGACCGCCCTTTTCTGCGTTTGCAACTATTTGATCCACGACTTTGTTCGTAACCTTTACAATGCTTTCAGGTTCTTGTTGTGTTGAAAATGTGGTACTATTCAACGCGTTTTGAATGTCCTCAATTAATTCACCAAGTTCTTTTGTGGTGTCAATTGCCGATATGCTTTCAACCAACTGTTCTTTGATGTATGTGTACTCCAACTTTTTCAAATGTGGTTTCACATTGGTGATTCCACTTGCGTTCTGTTGTAGCGTTATTACATCAATGAATTCTTTGTTGGTAAAATGGGGCATCAAAGTGAGATAGTCAATTTCTTCGTTACCATAGTAAAGTTTGGTAATAACCTCAATGACCTTTTTACACAACGGGTCTTTGAACCAGTTTTGATTTATCTGTGGCAAAAAGTGCCTTGCATCCGCATAGAAAAGGATGTTGCTAATTAACATTTGTTCAGTGTTCATAGTGTTGCAATTTTAGGTTGTTTCGTTGATTGTGTTGTAATTTTTTTGTGATTTGGTTCCCATGTTCGCACTGATGCCTTCCAATCTTTCATTGGGTTTTTGCCAACCTTCCATCCGTTTGATTCGTAATGGTCATAAAAACGATTGGCAACATTATTCATTCCGCGTTCTTCCATGTACGCTTCCAGTTGCTCAATAGTTGGCTTTACGAATCGCTTTGGTTTTTCTTCTATTGGTTTATCTATAACTACATTATCAATTATATTTTCATTTTCATTTTCATTTTCCATATGTTGAACATATGATAAAGATGTGTCAATCATATCTTCTTTCTTTTTACGGTTATTACGCCTTGATTCAGAATATGCCTTTCGTTTTTCAACTTCTTGTTCTAACCTTTCATTGTAATAAAGCCCCGCCCCGTCCACGGTAAACTTTGAGAATATATCTTCGTCATGTGTTACACATATCTTTAACATATCTTTTTCGGTTAATCTACCTTTTTGGTGTTGGGCGCATATCAAGCGAATAAACTTTCCAACTTGCTCATTGTCCATGAACATTGTACCAGTCAAAAAATCACTGGAATAAAATAGGAATGCAGGATCCTTTGACATTTCATTTAGATAAAAGGTGTTTCAAAATAGAGTTGTGAATTTCTTGGATGTTTTCAGGCGTTCCCCAATTTTTACAAGCAATGTCGATAATAATGTTTCGACCTTTAATCATGTACAAATCATCCGTGTGGAATTCGTAATCGTGCCACCATTTGTGGTTCATGTAAACTGCAATCGTGCAAATGTTTTTGTTTACTGTGGTTTGTGTTGTGTATGTGTTTTGCATAAAAAAAATCCCCATCAAACGGCGGTGGTAGAAGCACACGCAATTCAACAGGGATAAAAGTGGTTTAACTTTCGGTATCTTCTACATACCAGTTAACGCAACAAATATACAAAAAAAGATTATCTTTGCAACAATCCGTTCTTGTTATTTGTCATTTCATGGGATTAGTGGGGGGATGCCGATGCCCCCCATTTTTTATTTCTCTAAGTTATCGATTTCCCTTTTCGCATAATCCAATATGTGAATTAACACCACCAACAACACACTAAACAATCTTTGGTCTTGTGTCCAATTAAATGCGTTATAATCGGCTTTTATGTAACAGATGGCACAATATACCACTAAGGTGATTATAATCGTTCTAATGGCTTGTTTCATGCCTTTTTTAACATTATGGTGTCCTCATTTTGCAGATACTGGGCGGGTTCGTAAACTTCCCCCGTTTGTTCGTTCAAGAAAATACCAAGGTTCATTTGTTTGTAGGCGTGTTGGTGGAGTTTTTCGCGTTCCTTTAACTCTGCCCGTAATTCCATCACTTGGGGGATGTGGTCATAATTATACCGACCCCCACCCGCCTTGCGTGTGATTTCGTAGCCGTGGTACACTTGCCCATGCCATTTACCCGCTTCGGTCAATGCAAGGGGTTTCACTTGGTCCTGAAAGTTCTTGATGGTATCCGCCAATTCCTTTAATTCAATGTGGAATTGTAGGGGGCAGTAATTGCCACCCCCTACTTCCAACATCGTGTCCGATAGTTGTTCAATCATTTTTTTCATACAAACCTAAATTTAACGATGTTCTTGTTTGCATTTTGAACCCTTACCACTTCAATCAATCCCGCCTGGTCATACATGCGGATCCAATTTCGCAGTTCGTGAACATTGTACTTTTTGCAAAGATTCAATAGTTCATCATCGTATCTGTAAATCCATTGGTTTCCGTAAAACCTTTGCAAATCATCCATGAAATCCCGTGTTGATTGGCGAACCCTCCAACCTCGGTTTTGTTTTGGTTTTTCATTTGGGAATAACTTACCCAAAATTTCCATCGCCTTTTTCAAGGTTTCCAAATCACTCGGTGTGAATTGGTTGAATAATTGTTGTTGTGTCATATCGTTATTTGTCATAATGGTTAAAATGGTAAATCATCGTGTGAAACTGGTTTTAATTGTGCCAAGGTGTCTTGACCATCCACCACGAACTTTTCAAACACTTGGGCGTAGGCAAGTATTTCGTGTAACTTGATGTCACCATTGATGACCAAATCACCCGCAACCTTCAATACACTCATACGGGTAATGCGTTTGTCCGTTTCTGGGTCCTTTGGTTTGGCAGTAAATCCACCTTGCGCACCTGGTTGTGCCATCACGGGTGCAATCTTGTAATAAATGCGGTCTTTGAATTCCTTGGATGTGATGGTGTAATCGGTTTCCACACCCACTTTGAATTTGGCTTGATCCGCACTTTTGCTTGCATACTCACCCGAATCGCCATTGGCAAAGGTGATTTCAAATTTGTACAATGTGCCGTACTGACCATTGTAAGTTCCGTTGGCAGTTACATTGGTTACTGCGCTTCTTTTTTGTTGTTCCATACTA